ATTTATGTTCAAGGATCTCCAATTAACAGCTATATACTTAGTGATAGACTCGTACTGAGACTGACGGGTAGGATTGATTCCACTTATGCCGGCAAGAAACCGTAAATCCTCAATCTTATCCTGCAGCAGACGAGCTGTATTCCATCTTACCAATGCGTTACTCATAGTAATGGTCTTGTTCTTTATCTCTTTGAAAAATTTGGTTATATGCTTGAAGTCCTTGTAATACTTCACATTGTTCTGAGCCACTTTGATGAGACGGACACGAGAATCACTGTGAAATTGCTCACATTTTGAATATTCATAGCCATTTATACACTGAAGTTTATTTGATTTCTCAACATCAAACAGTGGATTTGTTTCTCTAAGAGGTCTGCTATCTGAAGTATAAATATTGAATCTTGTAAGTAAACCTGCCGTATGCAATAGAGGCTCAAAGTCACTGTTACTCCAAAACACTTCTTCATTTTTCCAAGTATCCACAAGATGAATTGGCATTTCTATTTTCTGCATCTCATAGAGCTTAACAATATTTCTATCTGAAGTACTTAGGTATCGTTCAGCATGTCTTAACGTATGCAACACAGTAGTACCACTCGCCTTTCTCCTTGCAGTAGCAGACTCTGTAGCCTCCACAGTCTTTTCCTCCACTTCAATTTCTTCTTCAGTTTCATTGGCTTTGAAATCATCTGGTACAATGATAGTTTCATACATCATCTTATCAGCAGACGCCATAATGAACCCTGTAAGGGCAGTTATTCTTTTTTCCGCTTTTTCGAACTTCTCTTTGGTAAGTTCCCCATACACAGCTTCCAGCAGACGTTGCTCACTTGGGCCTTCCAGCTGTACCTGAATCATGACGAACCCGGATTTGTACAACTTACTCAGTATGTACTTGTTCTTACGATTAGAAATATCTCCCTGTACAATGATGATGGGTAAACCCTCAGTGAGTGCCATTCTCCAGCTCTGTTGATACTCAACTTTGCTCTTGATTTTAGAACCCTCACGTTCAGTTACCATCTCTACCCGAGCGACTCTCAAACCATCCATGAGTCTGTTCGCGTACTTGAATTCAGGTGCGGGCGAATACGCCAATTCAACCTTACTCATGTCCACGATCTTTGACAACCGGCCAATAACTGTATTATCGTCTGCTGTTGACCAAAAGCTGTTGGCGGCTGATGCATTCGCACATATTCTCAGCCACTTCAAGAAGTCTGTCTCTTTCAATTGAGAGTTGATGGTAGCTTCGGCTATTTTCACTACTTCATGAAATCTGCTGACTACTACTTCCCGGGTTACATCATCCCAGATCAGGGATTCCCTGCTTGGATTGATGCTCACCTTGTCTGGATCTACCTTGATACCGATATTACCAAGCTTCTGTTCCAGTTCCAATTCTTCAAAATTGATGTAACCGTAGTTCACTCCATTGAGCAGAATATGAGGCTTACTGTAGGCACTGTTCTTTGACAGTACAATCATATCATCCTCATACAATATTTCAGCTCTCACCGGTAGCTCTTGCTCTTTGCCGGCCAATCCTTCAAATAGGCGTACATTCTTAAAGTACAACAGTTGAGACTGCACAGCGTCAATGTAAGAGGTCTTGTGATGCTTCTTTGCCGCGATCTCAATTTGCAGCATGTTAGACTCTGTTGTACGCTTGTAGTAACACAGGTAACCATTGGCGAATGTGTAAGAGGGATTCTCCACCATCTTCTCCATATCATACCGTGGAACTACACTTTCTACCCGGTGAGCGTATACATTGAAACAGAACTCTGCTCCATTGTACCTGCTGGTGATTGTGTAAAAGGGAACGCCAACTGACAGCGGTGCTTTAGCGCCAATACCGAACTTACCCAGGGCCTTGCTCAGCAGACGTTTGCTGCTATAACCAAGATTGAAGTACTTCTCCAGTCTGTTGCCTCCCAATCCAACACCGTGATCACAGATAACGATTTTATCCTTTCCTGTTTCCCCACCATCAGTATAGATAATGTCCACTTCATCTACAGCAGACAGATACTGCAAGTCGTAATACTCAGGATTGAAATGACTGTCTTTATAAATTGCTCCTTCCTTTTCAACAAAGAAATCTGAAACCTGAGCCTCCCCAGAAAGAATAGCCCGTGCAATGTGTTTCTCTGTAAGACTGTCCAAGCCATTGCTTACAATCTCCCTGACTGTGCTCTTAAATGGCATGGAATACTGGTGTTGCTGCAGGATATTAAACATCAGATCCTGTGCTCCCTCCTCAATCGTTTTCGAGAAGCCGCCTGATATTTCGCTTGTCTCCTGTGTAAGTATCGCCATATAAAATTTCTGTGTTTTCGTTAAAATACCTGATGTCACATTCATACCTGGTTAACTTTGCTTTACTACCAAGTGTGAATACAACCATTACCTCTCCGATGTCAATATTGACTGAGAGTCGCTGCACCATTCCAATCACCTGCTGTGAGTGAATGGTGAGGAATTGAATGTTCTTCCCGACTAAACCTTTCTCAAGTCTTAATTCAATGTCACGCCGGGTTAATTCATTACTCATATATAGCCAAAGAACGAAGCGGCAAATTCACCGATGATACCCAGATCAATATCATCATTGTCTTCGTCTTTATCATAAAATTTACCAATGCCCCCTTCAAGCTCGTCGTATTTTGCAGCCTTCTCTTTCAAGACTTGTAATTCTTCCTCTGTCATTGTACTATTTGTTGCAGCAGCTCACTGGCTGCCCGTGGTGAGTAATCCCGTGTAAAGTCTGATATATCCTTACTGCCAGTCTCAACCGGCACGTAAATCTTTGGGTAAGGATACCATTCCCCACGGTGTTTCATATCATTATCGAACATCACATAGATATTCTTGTACCTTTCATTGAACCAGTTGAATGCCTGCTCTGGCATCGGTGTATTCTCACTCCTTGGGCTTACTGCATCATACCCGTAGGATCTTAGACACATTACATCTTTCATACTTTTAGTAATGATGAGTGTATCTTTCCCCTGTAACTGTTCCATGCCCATCACATGCTCCTCATGGAGATCATTCCTGAACTTCATTCCCTTTGGTTTTTCCGGAAAGTAAAGCTGGTAACGGTCATACACACGGTAAACATAAGAGAGTCCCGATACAAAGACCGGGACTCTATGTTTTGGACTTAGCCAATAGCAATACAATGCAGATGTCCTGTACTGAGCGAGAATAGGTTCTTTGATGTTAAACTGCGACCACCAAATAAGATCTTCCGTTCTGAAATTCTTTGTTCTGATTCTATAATCCGCATCTGATCTTATGATTGGCGATTGTTTAACGATCTTATCTTTTTTCTCAGCTTTCGGGCCAAGATTGAAGTCACCCATGATTCGAGTCAATACTTCTCTTGTTGTCTGGTACCCATAAAGCTTCTTTATCAACTTGAATATATCCCCACTGTCTCCCAATCCCCCACTATCTTTCCACATGAACTCTCTATTTAGTTTCTTACAGTTGTAAATTCCAAATGAGGGAGATTCATCTCCTTGTCTAAGTGGAGAATTATAGTTCAGTTTAATTTCAGGAGCAAACCCCAGGTAGTGACAGTACAACGTGTACTCATCAATATGCTGTAGTAAGGTCTCCTCATCAGCCAGGAATCCGAGTATCATAGGTGAGTAAGTTTAGGGCTGTGGTGCAAATGGATTGGCATCTACTGTCGCAGCCTGTTTAGCTTCAGCTTTATCAGCTGCTGCTATAGGCGCCCCACTGTCCAGGCCCTGTTCCAATTCCCACTTAGTAAACTTCACCCTGCTCTGATCGGCAGGCACCGTCATCAGTTCAATGAACGGATTATCAGCTATGAACCTACTGGGTATTGAAGCGTAATGCTTATCCTTACTCTGCCGGATGAGTTTAAACCTTACAGCATTATCAACAGACCCTACGAAAGGAGTGATAAGTGTAATGAACTTAGAGGCAATGTTATCGTAAATACGGTTGAGCACATCCTGGTCCAGGATACGAGCTTCAAAGGAAGCACCATCAGTAATACCAGTGTTCGCAAACTGTACATCCAGACTATCCAGGTCAATCTGGTCAACGGGAATAAACTGTTCCAGTATTTGACTCAACTGTTTGATCAGTTTAGTCAGATCCAGGCCAATCAGTTCAACTTTCTTTTCTGTTTTCTGGTCATCTTTCTTTGGCAACAATGGGCCAAAGATGCTCAGTTTAAAACTTGTACCTTCTTCTGCGGTACGGGCAGTTAACAGCGTATCGAATACACTCTTCTTAACTGTGCCCACTTTGTTTGCTTCAATAAGTTCCAATTCTAACCGTTTCTTGTCATTGATAACAGCAGATTTGATAACTATATCGGAATTAATTCCAACACCAATCATAATATATACTTTAAATGTGAAAGAGATAAAAGAGGCAGAGAATAGAATCTTCTCTGCCTCAAAAGGACGTCTAAGCTACCAGTAGATTACCTGATAATTTCAAGTCTCTATAGAGCTTTATTCCTATAGTCTTACCGGCGTCATATTCTCGGCATCTGCGTACATTTCTTCCGTTTCTTCTATTAATTCTGTAGTATCAGATACATCCTGCTGAATACCAGCAGGTTGCTCTTCCTCTTTCAACATCTCAGCAGGGAGGAAAGCGTAGAACTCGGGATTTTCCCGGCGAATAGTGGTAACAGTTCCTTTATCGGCACCACGGCTTACCTTCTTTGGAATGTAAGTCACAGTCTTACCATTAGGTAATCCCCATGGTTTGTTTGTAGTTGGATTAGATACCAATACCATGTCCACATATTCAACACCTACTACTTCCGGCTGAGGCAACACGTCACCTTTGGCCAATACTTCAGGTTTGAAGAATGTTATACCATAGATGGCTTCGATAGAAGGAATCAAATCATCCATACCAAAGGTCTTGCTACCCTGGTCAAGCACGCTGCTCTTGGGAGCACCGGCCTCATCATAGGTAGTTGAACCAAACAGATCTACTTTAGGAGCAGTTTTGCTGGTAGGCAGAATAATCAGGATACGTTTGCCAATCTCAAATGACGGATACAAATCTGTATCAATTACATCGAACCCGTTGGTGCCTGCTTCGGTACCCTTTGATTTGTACTCCAGGTTGAACTTGGCAATCAACTCTGTTGAAGGGAACACACTTCCGTCACGGAATACCCTGATAGCTAATCCCTCTGGATTGCGTTGTTTACGAGGCCCGCCAGTGCGTCCTGTGGTTTTTTCTGCTACATCTGCGATGGTAGCTTTTGCTAAGAAATCTAACATAATTATGATTGATTTATAAATACGTGATTAATTCTGTTACCCATGTTCGAAGTCACAGAGATCTTCAAATTTGGTAACAATGAAAGATGGAAAAATTACTTATTTGAAAACACTGTACCTCTCATCTCATTCATTGATAGTAATGTCTGAACTTTGTATAAAATCAATTGGTACAGTATATCCCATAACTCCGCGGTAGTGTTCAAATCTTTCTCAGTAATTCCGCTTACTTTCAATCCAAATTTTCCATATTTTCAAGTATTCTTCTTCGGGAATTTGTAGTATTCTATCTGAAACTTTTACATGAATAAGTTCACCAAATACACCTAATACTTTAGCCTCACTTGGATCAAAAGTCAAGTGTAAGTTATTATTTTGTAACATAGTTAAACAGTTTGAGCTACAGCAGGTGTACTTACATCTGCTGTAGATTGAGGAAATACGTCGGGGTAAATTGTCTCCCATGAAAAGGGAAAGTCTTGTCCGGCGAGGTATCGCTGTCTGGCACCCATCACTGCCCCATCGTAAGTATTGAAGCTCATCCTCATTTCACCCCTCTGGTTACGATACAGATATGAGATGCAATCTGCCTTGGCACATACGATAGAGCTGAGTTTACCAGCCAGGGAAATGTCATTTACTTTCACTTCCTGATTAGCTTTATCCAGCATGATCTTTTCCTTCACATGAACGATGAGAATCAGATAAGGACAAATGGCAGCCAAATCATCAATAAGTTCTGTAATCACATTCCGGAGATAGTAATATCCACCACCTTGTGGTAGTTCTAATACACTGGCGCCTTTGAAATTCTTTCCAATTACTGTGTCTTTGTACACTTTAGTTGCATAAACCTCTGCTAATTCCTCGATCTTATCAAGAGTATCCAGAGCAATAAATTTGTATGGGAACAAATCCATTCCTTTCTTTCCAGCAGCAGCATTCTTACCTCCTTGCTCTTTAATAGCAGCAATTACATTATAGATCTCTCCGATAGAGCCCACTTTAATTGTAGTAGTATCGTAGGTTTCTGTACCACGCTCTGCATCAATAATGAGACAGTTTTCTTTAATTGCTAACTCCGTGAGTTGTTGTGTTTTGCCAACCTTAGGCAAACTATAAAATATGGCGATACGAGGTCCTATCCTCGTGGCCTTTACTGGGGTTTCCCTTGTGGGGAGTTGAATTGTAGACATACGTTTTCTATCCTTTTAGCTTCTGTTATAAAAAAGTTCATTGATGCACTCATCGGGTCAAGTGGCATGTCATAGAACATACCTGAGATGGGATTCATGAACAGTGGGATCATGCGATCTGCTGGTCCATACCTGTGCTTCATGAGGTAAAGTGCAATGAAGTATTGTGCAATGTCTTCAATCTGGTAACCCATAAAGGTTTTAAGATTGTACTGTATCGGCTTCACCAATCCAAAAACCAGATCCGCATCCCGGAATGTATATGATGAGTCACCGAAGTCAAGTCGCTGTGGTGCTATAGCCACTTCACTCTTCTTCTGTTCTCTGTAAGCACTCATCATGCTTGTTGAAAACTGTTGTATCTGGATGAGAGTAGTCTGAAAGATGTTTCTCAACTGTACACTGTACATTGACCATCTGTCCATGATCTGTTTGGTAGAAATACAGCCGGCTTCCACATTGATTAGGGCTAAGTGATCCACAATTACCACTGTCATTGCCGAAGGATCATTGGGCTTATAGCTCCTGATTATTCCCTTTTTTCTACCCTCCTTAGGAGCATCTCTGGTCACGATTCCAATCTTCTCATAATGCTCCTCTATCAGGGTATTGAGCATACCAGTTGGATGAAGCATGTGATCAATCATGGTTACATCTTTCAGTACTTCTTCTACTACTGTGTAAGCACGCATTACTAACTTGAGGTGTTCCTCACTCAACAGCAGACCGGGTATCCTACCCATGACATAGTCCGTAGACAGGTCAATACTGAACATTGCTTTTATCCATTGACACACCCACTTGGCTTTCTTTTCTGCAGCAGATAACTCGAATGAGAAGTACTTGATGTAGAGTTTAATTCCTTTGAGTTTTGCAGCTCTCCAGAGAGAATAGAAGTACATGAAGTCAGCTATGGTTGTCTTACCAACTCCAGAATCTGCACCGATGAGTATGTATCTGGCCCGGTGTGTCCCGTGAATGTGAACATTGATATTCTTCAACCCATTATCAATCCCCTCATTCAATCCTTCTCTTCCACGGGTAACCTGGGCAATAAAACTATTGTCTTCTTCCTGATCTGCCCACTTGGCTTCAAGCTCTGGCCAGGCAACTTCCTCATCCGGGAGTTGCCAGATTACTTTAGGCTTTTTTGCCGAGGTACTCAATTGTTCCATCAGGATATTTTTTATAGAAGGTAACAACACTCTTGTCACGCTTACGTAACCTCAGAAATATCAGGAGTCTTTGCCACTTAGTTTCCCTCTTGTAAGGATCAAAACCTACATAGTACTCAACCGAGTTTGAATCTTGAGAATTCTGTGTTGTCATCTATCTCTTTTTGAATGTGATTGATAATTGTTCCATCTTCTGCTGATGATAGCAATGCCTCGTAGTCACTCCTCCACGCACCATCAGCTATGTAATTCCCAATCTTGAGTGGGTAACTTCTCCTCGTCTTGTAATAGAGCATTGTGCTTTTCACCAGAACAGGATAGTTGATGCCACTCTCGATTGCTTTCCTGAATGCTTTCATTGCTGGTTCAGAATACTTATTAGTATCGTAGCGTCCATCTCTTCCCTCTCCATGAGTAGGTACTTCAGCTTCCTTGATGAAGTTGAGATAGAGTTGACGCCAGTCAACCGTGACGCCATTTACCTGGAGGCCAGTCGGGATTAGTTGGTCCGATTCGATCACTGTCGGCACTCCCTTCACTACCAGCAGACCCACTTCCTTCCCGGTCATCTCCTTGTTGAACTTCGCTGTCACTTTGTACTTCCCCTTGATCGACACCAGGTAGCCGTGTTCCATCAGTTGCTGTACTGTTTCCTTTAAGTTCATTATTGTCTGTTGAATTGTAAGCAGTATATTCTTCCAATGAAATCTCTTGCCAGTAGAGTAATACTACTTGATTTGGAGTAGCAGAAAATCCCTTTTTTGTAAGGTTATTTGCTATCATAGTTGTAAGTCCTAAATTCGAAAACATAGAAGATCGTTGAGATGTAATATTACCACACCCTGATTGAGTTGTATTATTAAAATGATAGCTCACAAAGTAGTATTTCATGCCGGTACACTTTTAGATGAGAAATATTGTATCTTACTCTGATCAAATCCCTGGAGACTCTTCTCCAGCCAGCGTTCATCTGCTGTGCCTTGAACACACAGGATGTAGATGATAGCTTTGTGACCATCACGAAGTCGCAAGACACGACCTGTGCGCTGGACTAAATTGCGTTCATTGCTATCCACTTGGAGGATGAGTGCTTGATCCAGGTCTACAAAATTGATCCCTTCGTTAGCTGCGTTGACCACACCGAGAATATCTATCTGCTGAGCATTGAATTTGTTGAAGGCGACAGATCCACTCTTACTGTGGTACACCTTGTCACCCAACAGCAGCTCGCATTGAGCAATGCTACCGCAGAAGACCAATGTCCTCTTTCCAGCAGAGATCTGTTTGATGCACTTGGCAGCCAACGCTGTCTTACTGGGTAAGTTGTAGATGAATCTATTCCTCGCCATCGTGGCGAACATGGCCAGCTTCTCTAGTCCTGCTTTAGTCTTAGGATTACTTGCTCCACCAGCCTGTGCACGGTATTTCTTGATTTGCTTCTCCAGGTAATTGTACTGAGCATACTCAGTAGTCATGAAGGGAGCAGTCTTAGTACCGGCAGTGATATTCTTAGTACTGTCATCCAGGTAAGTCTCAATGACCCTGATCTCATAGTCTGCAATCATGCCATCGGCTACTCCCTGATCCAGAGAGTACGTGAAAACTACAGGTGCAATCTTGGCAATGATAGCAGCCTTCTCCGGATCACGCTTTGGATCTGGTACGGTAGCAGTGAGTCCCATAACTGCGTCTGCTAAGTTGGATGCCATGAAAGTTGTAAGAATGTCTTCACCAGTTTCTATAAATGCTGAAGCTGATAGAGAGGTTAGCTTGTGAATTTCGTCAAGTATGATTAACTTATATTGATTTGGAGAATTCATCTTATTCTTGAGCGATGCAAAGCAGATAGATTCTATCATACATGCCCAATCAGAGTGTCCCCATTTATCAAACTCAGCGGGCCAATTCTCATCTCTCAATTTTTCAGTTGGAGAGACAATAAGTATGTGTTGAAGCCCATCAAACTTTACATTCTCAATCATTCTTTCAATTTCTAATACAGCAACTCTACTCTTTCCAAACCCGGTGCCACAGGCCAGTGTGCCATTCCTACCAGTAGCAAGCCAAACTGCATGAGCCTGCTGCTGGATTTCGTCTTTGACGCTATTAAATTCTTTCATCTTTTCCATTTATAAAGTTGTAAATGCCAGTCATCGTTAAAGCCCTTTCCGGTTTTGCAAAGAAGTGTTCTGTTGCCAGATTTAAATACAATCCACAATGTTCAATAATTTGCACCAAGTCAATATTTGATAGATTGCCTTCCTGCATTAGCCTGGATATTTCGCTACAAATTGATTCTGAATGTTTCATATTTTTAGTTCAATTTATTGAATTGCGTCTATTTATGAGTTGCAAGCAATACTATCAGTACGTTTTGCCGTGTTTGTGTGGACGTAATGAATTGTATCTCATTTTAGCCTTGACGTGTTGCTCTAAATCAATTCCTCTGTAAGCACACATATCTAAAACCCGAATGAAAATATCAGCCATTTCTTCCTCAAATGTGCCTTTAACGTGGCTGTTAAATGAAGCCTTGAAATCTTCATCAGCTACCCAACCATTCACACCTTGTATTGCACCTTCAAAAAACTTTCCTTTTCGGTCAGCTTCTAATGCTTCTGATACTTCGCTATGGATAAGGCAAAGCATTTCGCCAGTGTTTTTTT